GTAACTGCACGAATCTTCCGTCCCACGTTCACGCTGGCACAGATATCACCACTGGTACTGTGGCAGCTGCTCGACTTGGATCTGGAACAACCGATAATACTACATATCTACGCGGTGACAACACGTGGACAACCGTATCAGCGGCTCCTGCGGTTTCTACCACACAGGTACAGTATAACAATGCTGGTGCTGCTGCTGGTGCTACAAATGTTAACATTGACGGCAGCGGAAACCTTAAGCTAGTAAAGCCGGTTTCTGCTCCATCTACACCCGCAACAGATAGTATGATTCTCTATCCGATAACGTATGCGGGTAGAGAAATACCCGGATATAAGGATGAAAATGGATTTGCAACTAACCTACAGGTTTGTATTGCAAGGAATAAGATTAGACTATATGATGCATTTAATGCCGCTACCGTTGCCGCTGCTGTAGGCTTTCCAGCCTTTACCGCATTCGGAACCGTCACTGCAAGAAACTGGGCGTTGACTTCGTTGCTTACATCTGCTGGTAGACATGCATACGTTTCAGCAGCTTCAGCAGCAAACTCATGGGCGCAGATGCGTAGCCCCAACAGCGGTCAATTCTGCTGGAGAGGAAATGGCTCGGTTGTTGGTGGTTTCTTTGTGTCTATTCGCTTTGCAGTATCCGATGCAACCTTGAATACAGGTGGAGAAGTGTTTGTAGGTTTGTCAAATACACTGTCAACTATGGCAAATGCCACTCCCTTTGACGTTGAAAGTATGCTTAATTCCGTTGGTTTATATGCCATCAATGGAGCAACCAACTATTCAATTGGATCAAATGACGGAACAAGCACGGCAACTCTAACAAGTCTTGGTGCTTCATTTCCAGTAAATATCACCGATCTATATGATCTAACGCTATTTGCCAAGAACAATGATTCAGTGATTTACTACGAAGTAACCAACCTCAGCACTGGAGCCACGACAAATGGTTCTCTTAGCTCGGACTTGCCGACAAACGCAGTAGGTCTTGGAATCAATATTATCAGAGGTAACAACGCAAGCACAAGCTCAGCTCCTGCCTTCGATATTTCCACCATCTATGCAGAGACACTCTACTAATGAACAATCCAAACTTTAATGTTGACCGACGATCCATCCTTCATATCGGAATCGCCGTCGCTGGTTTCGGAGATGCAGCATGGAGTAGTCAGACAAACTATAACCATAAAACGATTAGTCCAATGACTGGACTATACCACTCCGGCATGACCGCTTATCAGAACATCGGTTTCATGATGACCATCAGGCACATGCAGTATAACTACGAGCGTGGCATTCGACGCTTCCTAATTAACTCCCCCTGTGGGAATGTATCTGTAGGGCCCGGTATTCCTGCTTATGGTGGTATCTGGAATGCAGCTAAGGCAAAGGAAATCGTTAACCCCTATACTGGTGTTCACTATGCTAACCCCAACAAAAACTGTTGGGGAACCGCAAACGGTTCAGCTACCCCGGTGTATTCCACCAACCCAGCCGACCCATACACCACCACCACATTTACGAATGATGGTCGAACCGCCGAGTTCTATGTCCTACTTCGGACATGGCTAATCTCCTCTGCGGCCTACGGATTTCACGTTGGTCTCGACGGTGTAACACCGATGACAGACAAGCGTGAAGAAGTAGAGATCATTATCTATACTGGATTTGGAATCCCGTATAAGGATAATGTTCTTGCGCCTGATGTAAACTATGTCCGCACAATGGGTGAAGATACCAATTACCTATACCAAGACAATCCATCTGGTGCCGCCTTTCAGATGCCAGACCCAGACAATAACCCAGACCACGCTGTCTACCTTGAACAGTGGAAGCAGTGGCATGAGTGTGGTGTCTCGGGGATTGGCGCAGACGTTGGCGCGTATGGTTGGAATTGGCGCAACGGTAGCTGGGCATATACAACCCCAGACACCTATATGCCAGCGGTACACGGACAGGTCAAAACAGACATGCGAAAGTATCTTGAGAAACAATATCAAGATATGTCATATGGTTTTGCGCTTGGCGAACGAATGACTAATCGCCCCTTCTCTTACTTTCTAGAGGGACACCCGTGGGATTGGAATACTAAGAATCCCGGAGGTAATCCCGCCTACTGGTATCCAGTTCCAAATACAAACGAGAGCCTTAGTTTGCTTAGCCCACTTGGAGATAAGTATGGAGCAACCTCCCCTTACTCTGGATCATGGCAGCATTACGCCAAGTACATTCAAATGCACGGAGGTTTAGATCAGTGGACTAATGGTGCTTACCCGGGCGGTACGGGGTTTGCTGGAGCCGATCCTAATAAAAAGTGGAAGTTTGACAAAACCAGCACCGAGATTCACCTCTACGTTACCAACCCGGCCCAGCCGTGGTTTGATACATCGGATGCAAACATGTACTCCATGCAGACCACCTACGAAGACTTCCGAAGCCAGATTAACGCTTGCGTTGACTGGTGGGTGGACTACATCGACCGTGGTTACTGCTTCCAGCCAATCAACTATCATGACTCTTATAAGGTCAACAAGGAAATCGTCAAGGGTGTATTGCAATACACTGGCGAGTGGCCTCTCTCTGACCCAGATTCTTAACAAAGGAAAAATACAATGGCATCATTTCTAGGAACAATCTTTTTCTGCGGCCTCTGCGCCGTAGCCGGCTACGTTGCTGGTAACATCTTCCCATTCGCCTCTATCATGAAGCGGGTAGGAAAGTGAAAGCTAAGAAGCCCCCAGCAAAGAAGTGGGTACCACCTTGGGCCAAGCCCGAGGTAAAGAAGCCCGCCCCAAAAAAGAAGAAGTAATAAATCATGACCAACATCGACAAGCTCAATGAGCTACTGGTTGATGCACTCATCGAAGACCTTCAGAATGAAGAGAAGCGCACCCCCGGCCTGTATCAGGCTGTTGCCCGCGTCATTGCGGATAACAAGGAGCGTCTTCAGAACCTCGCTTCAGCTCCCAAGCTGGAGTCTCTAGAAAATATCGTCCCATTCAAACTCAAGAAGTTTGGGTGAGACGCTACGCGATCCAGCTGACATAGACCCACGCTTGGCAAGCGAGGGACAGCTGCGGTTACGCTATTCGGCCTGTTATGCCTTGATTGGTATAACAACTTCGGCCGCCCTATACCTCTCCGTCTATTGGGGAGGTGTCATCGGGCAATGCGCACGGGGACAACCCCCGGGTGGACATTTCGCTACCGCCTTCTATCCCTTGATCGGGGATAGGAGGTTTTAACTTAGAAAGGAGGTGCAGTATGCAAGCACCCCAAGAAGTCCGAGAGGACTTTCGTAACCATCTATTCATGTGTATGCGGCACCTAGGTCTTGGAGAACCATCTCCCCTACAGTACGCTATCGCGGAGACCATCCAGAATGGCGACAGGGACTTCCAGCTACAGGCTGGGCGTGGAGCCGGCAAGTCTACTGTAGTGGCTATGTACGCCTCGTGGCTCCTCCTGAACGATCCTAACTGTACCATCCTAGTACTGTCGGCAACGCAGGACAAGTCCATCAAGTTCATCTCCCAAGTCCGCCGTATCATCGACCTAGTGCCGTATATGGCTAACCTAGTCCCGGGTCCACAGACCAAGGACTCAGCCTTCGGCTTCAATGTACTGAACCGTACCCGCGAGGGTCAGGATCTCAGCGTGACAGCCAAGGGTATCACGGGACAGATCACCGGCGCCCACGCCGACTATGTCCTGTGTGACGATGTGGAGATTGAGAAGAACTCAGACACCCCACAGGCTCGAAACAAGCTCATCGAACGGTGCGCAGAACTCGAGCAGATCCGTAATCCCGTACCGCATGGACGCATCGTGCTCCTCGGTACCTATCAGTCAACCGACTCGATCTACCTACGGCTACCGTATAAGATCATCAAGTTCCCCGCCGTGTTCCCAGATCCAGAGATCGAGTCTCAGGTAGCCTTTGTGGCTCCCTACATCCTCGATCAAGACGGTGTACCCGGAACATCGGTGGACCCACAGCGGTTCTCACAGACAGTCCTAGACGAGCGCATGGCCAAGATTGGTCCACGCCAGTTCGCCTTGCACTACCTGTTGGACCCAACACTCAGTGATTCATCACGGTATCCGCTACGGCTGGATGACCTAATCGTAATGGACGTATCACCAGACCTCTTCCCGGAGAAGGTGGTATGGGGCAAGGTAAGCCCCCTGAACATCCCAACCTACGGCATCAATGGAGATCTTCTCTACAAGCCACAGTGGGTATCGGAGAAGTTCGTCCCCTATCTAGAAACCATCCTATTCGTCGATCCCTCGGGACGCGGAGCGGACGAGACAGCAATATGCGTAGCCTCATTCGTGAATGGCTACATCGTTATCCATTCCCTCGAGGGTCTGGATGGCGGCTACAGTGACGTTACCCTATTGCAGATTGCAAAGCTGGCGTACCGTTACAAGGCAAACCGCATCCTAGTCGAATCCAATTACGGAGACGGCATGTTCACTAACCTCCTTAGGCCCATAGTGGCCAAGGTATGTGGACGAATGGCTGTGGATGAGTTCCGCGTAAGCGGCTCCAAGGAGAAGCGGATTGTAGACACACTCGAACCAGTGATGTCTCAGCACAGGCTGATCATGTCCACCTCTGCCATCACGGCAAAGGCGACTCAGACACAGATCACCCGAATGCAGGACCGCAAGGGCGCACTCAAGCACGACGATAGAATCGACGTGTTGGCCTCTGCGGTTAAGAACTGGTCTGATGAAATGGTCATCAACCCAGATACACAGATCGAGCGCAATGTGAAGAAGGCTCATGCTGACGTTGTAAAGCAATGGCTAAGCAACGACAGAATCATGGGACTTCTCCCCAGTCATGTAAGCGGTGCAATTTTGAACCGCGACAACCCAAACAACTCAACCCAACAGCGGTCTATCATCGACCGCTTTAGGAGCTAAACATATGCCAGCATTCGTAATGGGCGGACTCGCCCTAGCGTCAGGAGTCATGGGGGCCATGGGAGGCGCAAGCCAAGCCAAAGCTCAAGCCATGCAGCAGCAGATGCAGCAGGATAATGCCAACTTCCAGAACAAGTGGCAGAACGAAGCTGCGAACCGTAACATGCTTCGCCAGTATCAGGGCCAGCTACAGGTTAATGCGCAGATCGAATCTGCTGCCAACCTAGCCAAGACCCAACAAGGTATCTACGGAAAGGCAGCGTGGAACAACGCAGCCTCAAATCTATCCAAGCAAACCAACTCAACTACAGCTAGCTTCCTCGGGGCCATGTCGGCCCGAGGGGTCAGCCTAGACTCAGCCAGTGTGCGTAGCATGGTTCGTCAGACCGCCAAGGCAGCTCAGGTCAACAACGCCAACATGCGTGTGTCCTTTGCCAACCAAGGTCGTGACATCGACACCTCATACCAGAACATGCTAGCCAAGCGTAACCTTGGCGTACCAGAACAGACATCCTTTATGCCAACCCGTGGTGGTATCGTGGACAACTCATCCTCTATGCTGTCTACCGGGATTGCTACGTCTGTTCTCAACGCAGCTGGTGCTGCCTACTCTGCTAATAAGCAGTGGGGTACACCATCTGCTCCTCCCGCACCGGTCGGGGGTACAACATAATGCTAAACCAAGATAAACTAAACAAGCTATTCTCCCTAGCCACTGGTCGTAACGGCGAGTCGGTCAAGGAGAAGGTAATATCAATGAAGCAGATCCAAGCTAAGAAGCGAGCGGAGAAGGTTAAGAGCCGTCTCCCAGCCTACCGTGGTCTGTTTAAAGATCCTAACGAAGCGTGGGTTCGGTGGTACGAGGACTCCCGCAAGGAGATGTCCTCAGACAACGCAGATGACGTATGGTCAACAGCGGAGGCTGAGCACCCAGAGGGTCCAGTCGCGGCACGTGACTATGCTCGTCGATCTGCCAGTTCCCATCTAAACGAGAAAGACCCATTCATGGCCGAGACCGGCCTACGGAATGAAATGGCTCAGAGTCCAGAGTGGCTACGAGACGAGATGACACCTCATCTCGCATCGGCGGCCAACGCGACTCAGGCACAGAATAACTTTAAGGCCAAGAAGGTTTACGAGCAGAGCCTAATGCAGAAGCTCGGACAAATGAACCTAACTGAACTCGACCAAGACGTACCAGCTGAGGTCCACGTAGATGAGCTAGTAAAGCTCGAGCTACTTGGACTCACCGATATGGCCAAGATCGTCAATGGCCGCTTTGCGGTAGCTGACGAGAATGGCAATATTCGACCAGTCTATTCTCTAGACGACCCTAATGATGTTGCATCAGGTATTGAATCAGATACCCCAGAAATGGAAATGATCAACACCGTTGTTCCTAAGATTGCAAAGTCAATGATCTCCTCCGCCATGCGGAGGGGACGTGAAGTACAAGCAAGCAATAACAAGGCCGCCTCTGGCGTAGCTATTGGTATGCTTGGTAAGGGAATGGACGTAGAGGATATGGGTGGAGCCATGTCTCTAATGAATGATGATACCGGAGGCGCACTTCGCGCTGGTATTAGAGGCCGTGCATCACTAGGGCCACGAAGTCAAGACGAAATGATTATGGAGGCGGGTGACATCGCCGACCAATATGGAGGACTAGAATGAGTACTGACCCATATGCAATTAACCCCATGAAGGGGCCAGAGGTATTCGTTAATCCAACAGGCGTAACCGTATATCAGGAGGGCAAGACTGTCCTCCCAGAAAATAAGGTTGGGCTTGGCTATAGCGGATTCAACTTTGAAGCAGTAGGCCAAACAGCTGCCAAGGTAGCTGGAGATATCTACACACAATACAAGAATGAACAGTTCGGCGATAAGGAGCTATTGCTAAAGAATGAGCAGCAGGATCTCCAAGACAGGCTCGAGGTCTACGCATACCGCAATGACTGGAAGGAAGCTGAAGCCGAGAAGGATCGACACCGTAAGCGAGTTGATACCATCCTAGGATGGGATCTAAACTCAGAGGGCGGTGGAGTAGCAGCCAAGCGTCTCAATGCCTTTGCTCGAACCATCGGTTCAGACTACGCTGCA